CTCTGCGGTTTCGACGAATGTCAATGAATGTTCTTCGCGACCTTTTGCAGATCGGATTTCTTGCTCAGCGACCCTTGCGTGCGGAAGCTGTCCATCCACGACGGACGGCTGTCGAAGAACTCGGTGATTGAGTGACCGGACGGCAGACGGCGCGTGCGTTCGATCGGGCCTTGCGATCCCGTGTCGGGATGCAGTGACGCGGCTTGCGCATCGGCGTAGATCGCGGCCTCGGCGAGTTCGAACACCTTCGCGTCGAGACCGTCGATGTCGATGTCCTTCCATGCGCCGCTGTGCGACTTCATCGGCTTAGCGAGGCGCTTGCGATACGCGAGCGGATCTTCGCCATTCAGAGCCCGCGGTGCTTGCTTGCCGAATGCCGAATACACGCTGTCGGCCTTCGCTTGCGCATCCGCAAATGCCGCGTGATCGGCATCCGTCAGGGGCTTGGGCGTGAGCGTGGCCGTTTGCACGAGCAGCTTTTCGAGCTCGTTGACGCGATCGAGCAGGGCGCTTTCGCGCTTGGCTGCATCCGCCTTCGCGGCTTCCTTTTCCGCCTCTTCGGCATCGGCTTTGGCCTTCTCTTCGGCCGCTTTCTTCTCGGCTTCTTCGGCGTCAGCCTTGGCTTTGGCTTCTTCGTCGGAGTCGGCCTTCTTGCCTTCCATGGAATCCATGCGCTTGGCGAGCGAGTCGACCGCGCTCATCAACTTGTCCCATTTCTCGGCATCGGCTTTTGCCGCCGCATCGGCTTTGGCCTTTTCTTCCGCGTCGGCCTTGGCGCGCTCTTCGAGTTCTTTCGCCTCGGCGTCCGCCTTGGCCTTCACGTCTTCATTCATGTCAGATTCCTGAACGTTAATGGTGGATACGCCAGTTGGCGGGCCGCCCTTGTCCCACACGCCTACCTCGCATATCGCGATGTGGTCGAGCAGGCACGGTTTTCCCTCGATCAACAACGTTTGCCCACCGTCGAGGGTCACGGTGGTGTTTTCAACATCGGGGTTGCGAAAGACGACGGAGGGCGAGGTCGAAAGTTGTTCCTTCGACATGAGCGTCGCGGTCGCTTCGTCGTAGACTTTTGCGATGCCCCAAACTTCATCGCCTTCCCAATCGGCAATGGGAACGACGACATCGTCGACGATTTCCGTGCGGGCAATGAAGGGCAGCAGAATCGAGCCGACCGTTCGCTTTTTGAATTCCTTGGAATCGAGTGTGCGGGCCTTGGGGTGGTCGACAATGACCGTCAGGCCGTTGCAGCGCGCGAGGAATTCATCGTTGAGATAGTTCTCAGGCGGCCGATAAACGTACTCGTCGTCGATCGATCGGTATGACGTCCCCGTGCCCGTGATGCGGATTGCGAACAGCCACATGTTCCGCACAAACTGGGGCGATGCCATCTCGCCGCGCATGATTGCCTCGGCAACCTGCGTTTCGGTCATCTGCGACTTCTTGATGGCCTGAAAAGCATCCGATTCGAGGATGTAGCGGCAGCCCGGGTGCAAGGGATCAGGAAACGATCCAATCGGGCACCACGCGTATTCCGTGCTCTCGTCGCTCAGTTGAACATCGAACGGCCGGCACTCGTGATAGAACGTGGTGAATTCGACCTGACCATCGCTCACGGTCCCGATCTGCATGAGCTTGCGCGGCTCGTATCCGGCCTCTTCTAGCGTCTCCCGGCGCGCGGCGTCTTCGGGGGATTCGCCGGGCTCGATGTGACCGCCAGGGAATGACCATTCTCCAGGATGATCCCCGCCATTTCCGCGGCGCAGGAATAGAACGGCGCCGTCTGCAACGATCAGCGTGCCAGCGGCCTTGACGGATTCGGAGTCGGCTTTGCTCTTGCCGGCCTCATGTAGCGCAATCGCGATGGCTTGCTTTTCAGGCTTTCCTGCTGCGCGCTCGGTCGCTATGTTGGCGCTTACGGCCTCGCGCGACGATCCTTTCTCGATGGGCATGCGGAAGTACCTGGAAAAGCAACCGCGCAGGTGGCTTGTGAAGTGACTACAATAAAGGTCTCCCTCCCCAAACAATAGAGAAGACCCATGTATAAGAAGCCTGAAATGCTTCCGGGCAATACCGCCCCGAAAGATGGAACGACGGTCCTACTATTATTTTTGAACGCCCACATTTGCATTGGCAAATATGCTGACGGTTTGTGGCAAGCTTCCTTGGCTTTTGTTACACCAAGGAACGAATATGGCGCCGTTCCGGGCACCGAACAAAAGGTTTCATTTGACCCTGCCTTCTGGGCAAAACCCCCACAAGGCGATGCCAAAATCCAAGGCTGAAGATAAATTTCACGCCCTCATTGCCGCGATCTTGGCGCGGGCTTCGGCGAGCGATTCTTCGCCACGTTTGGTGAGCATTTCCGGGGGCAGGTCGCGAAGATTAGACAGCCACGTTCCGTAGCACGAGCAGAAGATTTCCTCGCCGAACTTGGTAATGTCGTCGTAATAGCCAGCGTGACCTGGTTTAACCAGTCCCTTATCCTTCGCCAAACTAGCGCGCAGCAGATACACATTCCCGTCGCGCGCTTTGTGCTCGGACCGGTTGTGATACCCGGGCGAGTGGCGGCTGTGCCAAATGACCGCGATCGCACCGCTATCGACGGCGATGATTTCGTTCAGTGCAGCGACAAACTTATGCCCCTGATCGATCGCGACGCGCCGCTCTTCGAACGGAAGCGACGTGAGCGCCTTGCGGATGTGGTCTTTCGTGTCCTTGATGTCGATCGCGCGAGATCCACCAGCAGGAACCGACGACGCCCAGCCGGCGAAGCGCTGAGTCACCTTCTCAAGCATCGCCTGACGATTGAGCTTGATGAGATTGCGAGACACCATCAATCGACGGTCAAGTTCCGTCCGCAGCTTCGGCTTTAAGCGCTCGATCGTGAACCGCTCAGCTCCCTTGTGCGCCTTGATGAGATGGCCGTCTTCGACCATTCGCTTATAGATGCCACCTAGCGTGCGCTGTAGTTCCTCGTTTAGCACCGATTCAGGTGTGAGCGTGTCGATTGCCGCACGACGGATCTTGTCGATCCAGGCTTGGAGGACATCGGCCGATTCAAAGCCGTATTGCTCGAAGTGGCGAACGGCTTCGGTGACGGTCTGATAGAAGCTATCGGCCATCTCGAGATGAATTCTTGCGCTGCCCTTGCCGTAGGCCGGCTTCAAACGCCTGACGCATGAGGTCTATCTTTCGCTCACCGACCTTGCGGAGCGGATCATCGACGAATACGACAACGATATTGCTGTTGTCGTACAGATCATCGATATATTTTTGGTTAGCGCCGGCCTCTTTCCACGCGAGGCAAAACTGCACATCTGAGTTCGCGCCCACAATGGGCCCCGGAGCTCCCATCGGAGAAGGTCCAGGCCCCACAGGCCCTTTCGGTCCTAATTCATCATTCATTTTCTGTCTCCCTGTGACAGAGGTTCAAATGTCATGCGCTCTCGGCTCCCCCGGCTCTTGCGCAGGCTGGGGCGGCTCGTAGTTCGCCAGCGCCTCGTAATCGAGCAGCAGCGGATTCGTGATGAGGTGCTTGGAGGCGTTCAGGTTGTTCTGCGCCCACTCGATGAGGTGCGCTTTGTTCTGCGGATCGAGTTGTGGCATCAGCGTTTCGAGCGCCGCGGTGATCGCTTCGAACTTGACTTTTTCTACCTCGACGAGCTTCGATTCCGGCTCGACGAGCAGAGATGGCCACTCAGCCGTGAACGCGTTCTTCCATTTGTAGAACGCCTCGGTGTAGCTGACGTTCTTGTATTCGGGGATCGTCTTCTGGATCGTCGCGTAGAACTCTTCGGTCCATGCCAGGCGCATGACGATCTGGTCGAAGAAGTCGTACACAGGCTTGACCGACTCGCGCTCGTGCTCGATATAGCGGACAATTTCCTTCGCGTCTTCCGTGCCTTCGCCAAAACCTTCGGCGTACGATTCGGAGTTCAACATCTTCGCCGGCTGCGGAACGGACGCCGCGATGTCCTCGAGAATGTTCTTGCGCGCCGTGGTGAGCGCCGCGTCCGCATTCTGAAGATTGAGCGTCTCGATCGCCTCTTCGGGCGTGATGTTGATGACGTTGTTCGTCTCAGCTTCTTTGACGACGTTGCGCTTGAAGCCAAGGAAACGCCACATCGATTGGTCAGCAATTGAGCCCGCGGGCTTCATCTTGGCGACGATGACGCCAACCTTACGCGACACCATGTCGTTCGCGATCAGCGTCTGTATGTACGACTTGAGCGGGTAGAGCGCGCGCTGATAGACCGAGCGGCCCGTGTAGCCGTAGGCCGAGCTCGTGTATTCGATGTACAGCGGATTCTCGTTGAAGAACACGAGCGTCCGCGATGGGTGATATTTATGGCCGCCAACCGCGACGATCGTCGGCTTTTGAAAGTCGGGCGAATTCGGGTCTTGGCTCAGTACGAGCGAACCGGCCGTATTCAGCGGGTCAAGAGCATTAAAAAATAGCTTGCCCTCGGCCTTTGCCAGCTTCTCGAAATTGATCGGTTCGGACGTATCCTCGCCCTTCGCGCCACATGCGACTACTGAGGCGCCGTAGATCTTCCCCAGGCGCCACACATTCGCGATGTAGGCATTGGTGTTTAGCTCAGTCCACTTGCGTTCGAACGCTTCGCGCAGTTGGTCTTCGCCGAGCACCGGGATCGCCAACTTGCGCTTTTGCGACATCGCGATCTTGATCGGTTGATCGACGATCTTTGAGCCGAGCGGGTGATAGGCGTAGATCTGCTTGCACAGTTCGTAGCTCGGAGAATCGCCCGGCTGGATGTCCTCCGCCATAAGCAGAGCCATCAGGTTCGATGAGAGCGCCGAACCTTGTGTCGTGATTTCTGCCATGTCCGCTTCGGGTTATGCCGCCCGAAGCGGCCTAGTTATTTCATTGGTTTTCGCCCCGAGTTGGGGCGGGCTCCGCCGATAGTGCCGCGCGTGGTCGTAATGGCACGCTCTACGCTCCAGCCTTTTTTCAGGCGCTCGTAAAGTTGTCCTGTTCTTAATCCGGCCTTGCGTTCCCACTCGGCTTGCGTCAAGGATTCACCGCCGAACTCTATGACCTTGCTGGATCGGCGATTGTTTGCCTGCGCCGTTTTTGTTGCCCAGACACAATTCTCTTTCGAGTATCCGAGGTCGTTGTTTTGGCGCTCTATCGACATCCCGGCTTCGGGAATTCCCATGTCTTCATGCGGCTGCTTGCAACGAGAGAATGGGCGCTTAGCAAACCTACGCCACGGCATGTCGCGAACGCCTGTTCACAACATCTGGCTTTCGATGAGGACTAGGTGCGAAGACCACAAATGCCCAGCATTCAAAGACTATGGCGCACGCGGAATTACTGTGTGTGAACGGTGGCAGACCTTCGAGAATTTCCTGGAAGACAGCTAATACGATTGTTAGACGGCTTATTTGTGACAGAACCCTTGCGCATTCCAATCTCCCGATAACTAATCAAAATTATATCGGGATTACTGAGTGTACGCTATTCAAATCCCTTCGTAGTCGCCCAGGCCAAGCGCGCACCCGTACACGAACGTATCGTACAAATCATCGCTCTGCCCGGTGAGTCCCAGTCGGTAGCCAAACACTTGACTCAAAAAGTGGTTCTGGAAGCGATCCTTGTACTCGACGCGCTTGTTGTAGGCTTCCTCAGTGATCTTCACCAAGCCGCTTTCAACGAAGTCCGATACGCCCGTGCCGCGCGCATCCTTGCTCATGG